CAGAATATGTTAAAATAGCCGAAGCCCGAATTAACGCAATTCAAAAATCATTATTATGATTAAAGATTTTTATAACAATCACAAACTATTTTGTAAGAAGGTAATTATTTTAACTATTATATATCTTATTATTTGGATTTTTTGGTATTTTATGATATAATATATTTATGAATCCAAAATCAGCACATCAGAAAGGAAAACGATTAGAGCAGTATGTCTCAAAACTTATTGAAGAAATGGGTTTAGGTTCAGCAACACGAACACCAGGAAGTGGTTCAGGATATAAAAAAGGAGATATATTTGCTAATATTCCCTTTACTTTAGAATGTAAAAATGAAAAACAATGGCATTGGGAGAATATAGATCAAGCCATAAGAGAAGCACAGCAAAGTAATTATTTTATAGATAAATGGGCTTTAATAGTTAGAGATCCAAGATATCCTGAATTTGAAAGGGTTTATGCGGTAATAGATTTAGGCCAATTCTTGGAGTTATTAAAGAAGAATAGTGAACCCTTGATAAAAGAGCCCGATAGAGAACTATCTTATCAACTAAAAGTATTAAAAGAAAATATTAAGAGAGTTTTAAATAAATTAGAATGAGTGAAAAGAATTTTAAAAAATTTAGACAATTATACAGGAGAGATATTAGAAATGTTATTTTATCCCAGATGAATCTTTTGAGACCCAAGCCAAAATGGGTTCCGTTATTTATCTGGAGATTATTATATAAGATAGTTTTTAAAGGATAATTTTATGTCAGATATTAGGAGAAAAAAAACTATCAATGAGTTAATGGAAAATGGTGGAAGCGTCTCAGCTGCTATGAGAAAAGCTGGTTATGGTAAGGGGTATGCTAAAAATCCTCAACATTTCAAAAAAACAAAAGCATATCAAGAGGAGATTAAACCTATACTCGAAAGATTGGAGGAAGAACGAGATGCTGCATTAGAAAGAGCTAAGGTAACCAGAAATAAAGCAAAGTATAGGGATTTAATTGATTCAACAGAGAAACTTACTAAATTAATCCAGCTTTTAAGTGGTGAATCTACTGAAAATTTAACTTTTGTCGATTTTATTAAACATGTTAAAGACCCAGAATCTTGAAATCTTAACGAGAGAAAATCCCGTCTGGTTTTCTGAGGAGATATTAAAAACTCATTTATGGGACAAAGAGAAAGAAATTCTATTATCTATAAAAGATCATAATGAAGTGGCGGTGAGAAGTTGTAATGCTGCTGGCAAAAGTTATACTGCTGCTCGTGTAGTTCATTGGTGGTTATTAGGACATCGAGATTCAATAGTGCTTACAACTGCTCCTACAGGAAGACAGGTTAGAGAAGTATTATGGAGGGAAATAAAAGAGGCTGTAATAAATAAGCCGATTTATCCGTCTAATTCTATATTAGAAACTAAAATTAATCTTGGTAATAGATGGTTTGCTTTAGGACTTTCGACTGATCAACCAGACCAATTTCAAGGGTTTCATAGTCCTAATTTGTTAGTTGTTATTGATGAAGCTTCTGGTGTAGATGATATTATATTTGAGGCTATCGATGGTTTAAAACCTTCAAAAATTTTATTAATTGGTAATCCCTTACGAAATACTGGTAGATTTGCTAATGCTTTTAAGGAACCAGGGACATTTAAAATTCAGATTTCTGCTTTTGCCACACCTAATTTAGTAGCCAGTGGTTTTGATTCTTTTGAAAAGTTTCAGGAGTTGTGGCTCAAAGAAGGAATAAAAGGATTTGAAAATAAAAATAAAATAGTTATTCCTGGATTAATTACTTTAGATGATGTAGTTAAATTTGCTGCCAGATATGGTATTGATAGTGATGTTTTTAGAGTAAGAGTATTAGGAGAATTTCCTAAATCAGAAGCTGAAAGTTTTTTCTCTATTGATGAAATTAACAAAGCAATGAATAGAGAAGTTCAGGTGATGCCTGAATGGGAAAAGAAAATGGGTGTTGATATTGCTCGTTATGGTGATGATAGAACCGTTTTCATTGTTAGGCAGATGGAAAAAGTTTTAAGAAAAGAGATATTTATTCATCAGGATTTAATGGTTATTGCTGGCTATATTATTAAAATTGCTAATGAGGAAGGAATTAAACCAGAAAATATATCAATTGATGCTATTGGAGTAGGTGCTGGTGTAATTGATAGATTAAAAGAACAGGGCTGGAATGTTAATGGCGTGAATGTGGCAATGCCAGCTGATGATAAAGAACATTATGCTAACTTAAGAGCTGAATTAGCAAGTAAAGTAAAAGAGTGGCTAAAAACTGGACAATTATTAAAAGATGATGATTTTTATGAAGCAGTCAATATAAAATATAAGTTTAATTCAAAAGGTCAATTACAATTAGAATCAAAAGAAGAAATGAAAAAACGAGGATTAATGTCTCCTGATGTGTATGATGCTTTAGCTCTTACTTTTGCTCCTCTATATGGGATTCAGCAATTCTTTTATCCAGATAGTGTTGGTGGTGTAGAACCTTATTATCCAGATATTGGAATATGATACAAAAACATTTGACAAAAACAAAGCAGAGGATTAAAATAGAAGTATCATTGTTAGAAGCGGCAATGATCTTTCAACTCAGAAAATATGATTATGGTGAATTTAGGATTATTAAAATATCTGGCGATCCAATAAGGATTATTATTGAAGGGAGTGAAATATTAAAAGAAGCCGATGGATTGCAATTAGAATTTGACAAAAAAAACGAAAGTATGCTATAATGGTAGTATAAAAAATTAAACTGCCCAATTTATTGGGAATTGCGGTTTAAACAGCAAAACTGAGCCCGTACAAGATCTAATAGATTTATATTAGATTCTTTGCGGGCTTTTTTTAATAACTATTACAATGGACAAAAATACATTACTTATTAAACTGAAAAATAATAAAGATAGTTCTTTCAAGTTCCAGCAAAGAAGACACAATGATTGGGATGAAAATTATACTCTATATCGAGATAAAGTTATCGTTAATCGGTTAACTCAAAGACAGAGTGTTAATATCCCATTAATGAAAGAGACTTTGAGAACTGTTTTAGCTCAAACAGATGATGCTCCAGATCTCTATTTTGAGGAATTATCAAATGATAAACAGAAAGAAATTTTCTTAAATGAGTATTTTTTAAAGAATGCTCAAGATAACAAATTAGAGGTTAAGGATATTGTAGATAAGAAACAAGAATATTTATATGGTCGCACTTTTAAAAAATTAAATGTTGTAGATGGTGCACCATATGTAGAAATTCTTGATCCTTATGATGTTTTGGTGGATCGTTATGCTGACCCAGCAGATTTAGATACTGCTCAATTTGTTATTCATCAGCACATTTTTAGGACACTAAAAGAAATTGAAAATAATCCATTATATGATCCTGAAGCAATTCAACGATTAAAAGTATTTTATGCTACTGCTCAAGGTTTGATTAAGTCAGAAGAAAATGTCAGAAGTTTGCAGGAAAAGAACAAAAGAATGCAAGTGATGGGAGATGTTGATATTAATAATCCATTATTGGGTGAAACTTATGTGGAACTTAATGAACATTTTATTAAACTTTGGGATGATAAATTACAAAAATTTGTTATTCATCTAATTACCACTTGTGAAGGCGATGGAATAGAAATTCTATTAGATAAACCATTAGATGAAATTATTGGGAAAACAAAAGATGATTATTGGCAGGATCATTATCCGATTATTTCTTGGGCTGACGATGTAGAAAGGAGTGATTTCTGGTCAGATGGAGTGGCAGATATCGTGAGAACTCCTAACAAGATATTAAATGCTTGGTTCTCCCAATTAGTAGAGAACAGAACCTTGAGAAATTTCGGGATGAATTATTATGATGCTACTATTAAAGGATTTGTGCCTCCTACTTTTGAGCCAAAACCATTCGGCTGGTATCCATTGCCTGGCAAGCCCAACGAAGTTTTTCAAAAGGTTGATATTCCTGATTTGTCAGAGAGTTTAGATGAGATGACTTTCTTAATTCAATTAGTAGAAAAAGCCACTGGTGCTACAGCAACGGAAAAAGGTGTATCAGAAAAGAAGCAGATTACTTTAGGAGAGGTTCAAATTATGTTGGGTAAAGCAATGGAAAGAATGAGCGGGATTGCTAAGTTCTATAAATTATCTTGGAAAGAATTTGGTGAGAAGTGGTATAAATTGGTAGAGGCACAAGCAGATAATTTAATACCAGTCAAATTGTATAAGAAATCTTTTAAAGGTAATTATTTTGAGCAAGAAGTTAGTCCAAAGGATTGGAAATCAGAAGCAGGATATAGGGTAAAAGTTGTGTCTTCAGCAGAACAAGAACAAGAAACGATTCAATCTATTCAAAAATTAAATGCCGTTGTAGCTCAAATGTCCGATAATCAACCATTAAAAGAGATTTATTATAAGAAATTATTAGATTTAGCTGGATTAAATGCTGATGAGATGAAGGAAGTTCTGGATTATGAAAAGCAGAGATCCATAAACATTCAGTCGATTTTACCACAAACTACTGCACCACAAGTATCAACCTTTGGTACTTCAACAACAGCAACAATGCCAATAGGAGCACTCAATAGTTACACATTAACACCTTAACAAATATGACAATAAGTGAATTATTAGCAACCTATAATATTAAATACGATGATTTGAATATTGCTGAAAAAGAGACACTGGAGAATTGGATTAAAGAATTAGAATCACGAGAAATTACATTGGAGGATGTTAAACAGCATATTAGAGAAATGATTTCAGGAGTAGAAATGGAATTATCTGAATGTGATTTAAATCAGAAAAAAGATATATTTCTTAAAGCTCGATTAAGAAATTATCTTTTGCTTTTGGCTTTTCTGGAAAGTCCAGCAAATGCAAAACAAGCATTAGAAAAACAATTAAAAAATCTTAAAAAATAAAGGTCGAAAACATTAAAAAAGATAAAAATAATATGGCTAAATCTAAAACAAAAGCATATAAACGGGCATATAGTAAAAAAAGATATGCCAAAATGGTTAAAAGGATGGGTAAGAAAGGTAGATTAGGAGCAGGTGGAAGGTTTGCCGCTATTACAGCAAGAGCAAAAAAATATGGAGCAACTAACCCAGCTGCTGTTGCCGCTTCAATTGGTATCAAAAAATATGGTAAACAAAAGATGTTGGGAATGGCAAGGAAAGCCAGAATGAAGAAATCTGCCCATCCTGGTCGAGGTTTTATTGCTATAAAAGTTAAATAATCAATTATGCCTTTATTGAGCGGTAGTAGTCAAAAAACTATAAGCAAAAATATTGAGGAATTAAACAAGACCGAGCCTTCTGCAAAAAGAGCAAAAGCTATTAGAACTTTAGCCAGAAGGCGAGGGATTTCTTATAAACAGGCCAAACAGATAATGTCTCAGGCAATTGCTTATAGTAAAGCAGGAAAATCCAGAGTTAAAAAGACTCATCGTAAGCAAAAAAAAAGTCGAACACAATTCAAACCTATAAGAATAAAATAGTATGGCAGAAGATTTCTTAAAAGTATTAAATGAAATAGCGAAAAAAGATATCGTTTGGTTAACCCCAGATGATATCGCTTTCTTAAAAGCAAGGAGGGATTATTTAACCCCCGAGCAGTTGGAAAAGTTTAAAGAGATATTGAGTGAAGTAAAAGAAGAGAAGAAGACAAAAAGTAAAAAAAGTAAATAACTCCTTTGCTAAGTCGGGCAAAGGAATAAACTGCCAAACCCCATAATGGGACGGCGTAAAACATATGGATAAAGAAAATATCCTAACTCCCGAAGAGGGAACGGAACAGGAAGGGATTACTCCTGAAGAGCAAACTCAAATTAATGAGGACATTGCTCTTGAAGAATCCACTGGTTCTCAAGTAGTCGAGAGCGAACCAGAACAAAAACCCAGCGAACCAGCGGTAGATTACAAAAAGAAATTTAGTAGTTCTGCTGCTGAAAATCAAATCTTATTAAATAAGATTAAAAAGCTGGAATCTCGATTAGGACTCGTCACTTCTGACGAGACCCCGACTGAACAAGAGTTAAGAGCGGAGTTTCCAGATTGGGATAATATGATGGATCTTGAAAAGAAATTAGCAACGAAGCAACTCATTCTGGAGCGTCGTCTGGCCAAAGCGGCTTTGACCGTCCAAGAAATAGCCGATGAAAAGCGATGGAATGAGGAATTTGAGCGTTTCTTGGAGAAAAATGAAATCCTAAATCAATTTCCAGGTCTAAAAGGCAGGGAAAAAGAATTTAAGGAATACGCCAAGAAACCAACTCATAAGGGTATTGATTTAGAAGTTCTTGCTAAAGCATTCCTTTATACTCCTGAAGAAGAAACTCCTAAAAAGGAGAAACTATCTGTCAAACCAGTCTTGGAAAAAGGATCTGGTGGTAGGGGGCAACCTCCTAAATCTGAAATGTCTCCAGAGGAAATACAACTCTTGAGGCAACGAGATCCTAAACTCTATAATCTCTATGTTAAACAAGGAAAAATCAAAATAGAATAGGTCGAAGTCGGGGTTAATCTATAATTTATAATGGATTAACATGGAAAATTACGGAACTAAATTAAGCGAAATGTTTTCTCAGAAAGTTGTCAGTCTTTTCTTTGAGAAATCTGTTGCTGATAGTATCACCAATTCTGATTATGAAGGCGAAATTAAAGATAAATCCTCAAAGGTTAATATTTTAACCTTCGGGAAACTTGGCTTGAAAAATTATGATGGTAGCAATATGACACCAGATGATCCTCAAGAATCAATTGGTGTATTAACTACTGATCAACAGAAAGCATACTACTTCAAGATTAAAGATTTAGACAAGTTCCATTCTTGGATTAAGAATCCAGAAGGAACCTTAATAGAGCAATGTGGTAATTCCTTAAAGGAAACCATTGATGCTTATGTCTTATCTTTATTCACTAAAGTAGCTGCTGGTCAAAGAATTGGAACTAACTATACCACTGGAACAGTAGCAATTGATGCTACTGGTGCTGTTACTGGCAGTAGTACCACTTTTACTGCTGCTATGGTTGGTAGAGGTTTTAAGGCTGCTGGTCATACAAAATGGTATAGGGTCAAATCTTATACTTCTGCTACTTCAATTACTATTGAAGATGATTTAGATGATGTTCCATCTCAATATACTGGTGGAGCTATTTCATCTGGTGCTTCTTATGTAATTGAAGCTGCTTCTCCAGTGACAGTAGATAAAACCAATATCTACAGCAAGATTGTGGAGTTAAAGACATTACTTGATACAGCTAAAGTTCCTGCTACTGATCGTTGGTTGGTTATTCCATCCAAGATTGAATCAGTGTTATTGCAAGCCAATGAACTCATTCCTGCTGTTCCCACAGCTTACGAAAATGTGGTAACAAAAGGTCTCATTGGTGAAATTGCAGGATTCAAAGTTTATCGCAGTGAACAAGTAAGTGGAGATAATACCAATGGCTATCATGTATTAGCTGGTCATAAATCAGCTATTACTTTAGCTATGGCTTTCACTGAAAGTGGTATTGAGGATCTTGTTGGCAATTTCGGTAAAGCATACAAAGGCTTAAATGTCTATGGTGCTAAAGTTGTTGATGAGAGACGCAAAGCATTAGCAGAATTATTCTGCAAAGTATAGCTAACATAAAACCCCAGCTCTTATCTTTTTAGGTAAGAGCTGGGGAGTTAGCATCTAAAGGTCGATAAAATAATTAACTTACTAAAATGAGCACAATAAACTTAAATGAGAATAAGAATCAATTAGAGGTCTCGGAAGAAAGAATGAAAGAACTCAAGATTCTTAAAATCATTAGCGTGGTCATCAGTGATGATGGTGAAACTCTTTATCGAGTTGTAACAGAAGATGGAGAAACAAAGTTTATACCTGCTTCAGAAATTTTAATCAATTAAAAATATGTTTGGATTTATAGCAAATTCAACTAATCTCAATGGGAAAGCACGATTAGGAATGAAAGTTTATCGAGCCAAAACAGGAAAATGGGAAGGATTAGGATTCTTGTGGAACTTAAAACAATTTTTAAGAGAAGCAAGAATCCAATTATGGAACATTCTTTCTCTTAAATCCAATGAAAAATGGGGATATGCAACAGTATTAACCCAAGCAGGTGAAGAATGGATCGTTGATAAATTAGATGAAGTAGTTCAAACCACTGGTGATTATATTGGTTGGGGAACAGGATCTGGAACTGCTTCCAAATCTGATACTGCTTTATTTACTGAAGCATCAGAATCACGAGTATTAGCAACCAGAACTCAACCAGCAGCAGATAAAATTCAGTGGGTTGGAACTCTGACTGCTGATGGTTCAAAGACAATTACCAATGCTGGTAATTTTACTGCTTCAACTGGTGGGACTTTAATTGTTCACGGAGATTTCACTGGTGTAGCATTAAATGCTGGTGATAAGATAGAATTCACCATCTCAATTGAGATTACATAAAAATCTAATCCACAGATGAAACAAGTCTGAAATATGTGTGGATTAGAATAAGATTTACTTAATAAAATTATGGCAATTCTGCAAGTAAAAAACAATGCATATTCTAATTTAGCAGCAGGTATTGGTTCAACTGATACTTCTTTATCTGTTAAAACTGGTGATGGTGCTAAATTTCCTTCTACTACTCCTTTTAGAATAACAATTGATAATGAGATAATAGAAGTGGGAGCAGTTTCTGGTGATACTTTTTCTTCTCTTACAAGAGGAGTGGAAGGAACAACTGCTGCTGCTCATTCAGCAACAGCTTTTGTTGGATTAAAAATAACTGCTGATATTATTAATCAATTTCAAACTAATAAAGGAGTAGCAACAGTTTATACTTCTACCACCAGTTTAACTCCTAATGCTGCTACTGATAAAGAGATTTATATTAATGCTTTAGCTGGTAATTTAACTGTTAATAATCCAAGTGGTACTCCTAATGATGGACAGAGATTAATAATAAGAATTAAAGATAATGGTACAGCCCGAGCAATTAGCTGGGGAACTGCTTATGCTTCAGTAGGAGCAACTTTACCTACAACTACAATTGCTGGTAAATGGGTTTATATCGGATTAATATATAATGCTTCCGCATCTCAATGGCAATGTATAGCAGTAGCTCAACAAAGTTAATTAAATAACTATGGAATATTTAAGCGAAGAATACTTAAAAAAGAGAATAGAACAAAACCAGAAATTTTTGGTTTCTTTGCTTAATTTACATATTGGCAATTTTTATCCTTTAAGAAAATGGCTTGGTATTGCTTATAAGGGAAAAATAGATGAAGTTTCTCACTTATCAATTGGATATAATACAAAGTATTTTAAGAAGGGAAAGAAATGGTATAAACAACAAACGAGGGAATATCAGCAACCAGATTTAGGTTATAAACTTAACCTTGTTTTAGATAGAATACCTCAATTAGTTTTACTTCCCGCTCTTTTACAACCTGCTTTTAGATTAGCGAGTGTATTGTTATTCAGTTTAACTACTACTACTTATCAGCCAAGCACAGCAGATACGAGATTATCACAATACAATCCTAACACTAATTATGGTTCAGGAACTTTTTTCGAAGTTCAAAATGTAACTAATTATTTTGGTAGAAGTTTGCTTTATTTTGATACCAGTGATATTCCTGATGGTGTTACATTTTCACAAGGCGATTTATTATTATATGTTTCAAGTTATTCAAGCACAACTTTTTATATAAGGGCTTGTAGGCTTACTCAAACTGCTTGGACAGAAATGGGTGCTACTTGGAACAAATACGATGGCACCAACAGTTGGACTACTGCGGGAGGTGATTTTACAACTACTAATAGTGTAGAAATCAGTTTAGCAACCAGTGGCTGGGCGACTTGGAATGCCAGTTCTCTTATTCAGGATTGCTATAATAATCAATCTAAAAAAGTTCACTTATTATTAAAAAGTAGAGAAGATAATGCGGGTGGTTGGAGAGATTTTTATTCTCGTGAATATACTGATGACCCTTCTCTTCGTCCTAAATTAACAGTTACTTATACAGCTCCTATTAATTCTTCTTTCTTTCTTTTCTTTAATAACTAACTGCAAATAGAAATAAATGATTTACTAAATATGTTTAACACTTTTTTATTTAATGAAGTTGTTTTTAATGGAAGTAAAGATACTTCTGTTACTATTGCAGCAACAGAATCATCAAATACTAATTTATCTACAAAAAAATATTTATATAGAATTTTATCAATAATAGAAACAAGTGTTATTAATCTTAAAAAAGGATTTTCCAAAACAATAAATACAATAGAAAACAGCACTCCTTATTTAGGAGCAATGAAAGTTTTTGGACAAACATTATCAGCAATAGAAAATTCAATTATTATTCTTTCAAAACTACCTAAAAAGATATTATCAGTGATAGTTACAGTAATTCCAGTAATGTCTTTATTTAAATCATTATATCGTATTTTATCAGTAGTAGAGCATAGTGTAGTTCAGTTATTTAAGGGTTTCCGCTATACTTTGCAAATGGTTACAGTAGAAG